ATAAAACTTAAAGGTCGTCATGATATGTTTGTATCTCATGCAGCGTTGCGACATATACCATGGTGGAAACGAAAAATGCTTCGCACGAATCCATTTAATGCAGATGGCGAGATGTGTAAAAAAGAATAATGAGTATTTTTTTTAGTGTATATTTAAATATGAGGTAACAAAAATGGCTTCAATTGGTGTAGCATTGCCGCTTACAAAAAGTGATACTGATGGATTCACTATGTTGAAACGCATCAGAGATGCGGCAAAACAAAATCTCAAGATGCTCCTATTAACTATTCCGGGTGAAAGAGTGATGGACCCAGATTATGGGGTAGGTTTAAAACAGTATCTGTTTCAAAGCTTCACAAACGAAACATATACCGAAATTGATACTAAAATAAGAGAACAAATTTCTATTTATATGCCCGCTATTCAAATAAGTGAAATTAGCTTTTCTGAATCCAACCAAGACGAGAATTCGTTAGCGGTTAGAGTTTCTTATTATTTACCGGGTATTTCAGTTTCAGATTTGCTACAATTTACTATTTAGTATAATTAAGGAGCCCATTTTTTATGTCGGACGACCAGAAAAAAATACTGCCAATAAACTACACTAACAGAGAATTTTCTACTATTAGAGAAGATTTACTCTCAATGGCAGAGAGGTTCTACCCGGACACTTTTCAAGATTTTAGTGAAGCTTCTTTTGGTGCCATTGTTATTGATGCAGCTGCGTATGTTGGTGATCAATTAAATTTTTACTTAGATTATAATGTAAATGAAACTTTTTTAGACACTGCATATGAATATAACAATATCTTAAGGCACGGCCGTATTTTGGGATATAAATCTCAAGGCCGACCATCAACATTTGGGCAAATTTCGTTATTCATAATTGTACCAGCATCTACAGTAGCGCTTGGTCCTGACGAGGATTATTTGCCAATTTTAAGAAGAGGAGCAAGATTTACTTCTGACACTGGTTTAAATTTTATGCTTACTGAAAATGTTGATTTTGCTGATCCTAAAAATGATGTTGCAATCGCAAGAAATGATACTACAACCGGCGCGCCTACCCATTATGCTATACGGGCTTATGGCGGCGTTGTATCTGGAATGATGCAACAAGAAGAAATAGAAGTTGGAGCTTTTCAAAGATTTAGGACCGTAGAATTGCCGGCTGTGAACGTAACGGAAATTATTTCTGTTTTTGATTCACAGGGTCGTGAATATTTTGAAGTAGATTATCTGGCCCAAGATATAGTTTATAAAGAACTTTCAAATAATAATTTTAAAAATGACAATGTGCCTTCAGTAATAAAGCCTTACCTTGTGGCAAGAAAATTTGTTGTTGAATACCAAAGAGATAGAACAGTATTACAGTTTGGTAGTGGGAACGAAACAGAAAGCAATGTTATAGCTAAACCACAAAGTGTTGCGCTTGATGTTTATGGTAAATCTTATACTACTGATAGAACCTTTGATCCAACAAAATTAACCAACAACCAAAATTTTGGTATTGTCCCCTCCAACACCACGTTGACCATTGTATACAGGGTAACAAATCCTACTAATTCCAATGTTGCTGTCAACTCTCTTACTAATGTAGCAAATAGAGTTTTTGATTATAAAGAACGCTCAAGACTTAATGGGGTTAAAATTCAAGAAATCAATGAGTCATTGGAAATAACAAATGAAAAACCAATTTTAGGAGACACTTCATTCTTAAGTGCTCCAGAGCTTAAAAGAAGAGTCTTTGACACTTTCCCAACTCAGAATAGAGCAGTGACCCAAGCAGACTATGAAAATATTGCTTACAGAATGCCGCCCAAATTTGGTTCTATTAAAAGAGTTTCTGTGCAAAGAGATCCAGATTCACAAAAACGTAATTTGAATATGTATGTTATTTCTGAAGATAGATTTGGCAAACTAACTAAGACTAATAATACCATTAAAAGTAATTTAAAAACTTGGCTTAACAACTACAGAATGCTCAGTGACACCATTGATATTTTAGATCCTTTTATTCTAAACATTGGAATTGAATTTGTAATTAAACCAGCCCCAAGCGCAAACAAATTTGTAGTTTTAGATGACGCCGTTCGATTTTTACGCACAAAATACGGAGATACTCAATATATCGGTGAACAATTTTCAGTCAGTGAGGTATACTCATATTTGAAGGAAGTGCCCGGCGTGCTAGATGTTTTAAAAGTAAAATTAGTATCAAAAACAACTTCTGAATACAGCCAAGCTAGTATTACATTAAATGATAATTTATCACCGGATGGAAACTATTTGATAGTCCCAAAGAATGCTATTGTTGAAATTAAATTCCCTGAAATAGACATTAAAGGAAAAGTTAGATAATGGGTTTAAAACGTTATACTGCGACAGCTGACAACACAATTTCAAATGCGTGGCAAAGTAATTTAACCCGTCGTGCGACCGGCTCTAACATGGGCGCCGCAGATGTGCTTGAAGTTTACTCCATCTATGGTAGAGCTTACACATCTTCAGCGGAAAATAAACAAGTGGAATTGTCAAGAATCCTTGTTCAGTTTCCTGTAGATTCAATAAGCACAGATAGAAGTAACGGCGCAATACCTGCTAGCGGAAGCGTAAGTTTTTATTTAAAATTGTTTAATGCTGAAACAACAAAAACAGTTCCCGAAAACTACACTCTAACAGTTAAGCCTGTCTCGCAATCATGGCAAGAAGGCACAGGCTTGGATTTAGAAAACTATCTTGATTATACTGTTGGAAATACAGGTTCAAACTGGGTTCAACGAAAAAAAGAGGATAATGGCACTGTATCGGATTGGGCCGAAGCCGGCGGAGATTACTTAACTGCCTCAAACTTTAATCAAGTTTTTGAAAGCGGTCTTGAAGATCTAGAGGTTGACGTTACAATTCTAATGGAGGAGTGGCTCGGAAGTGTGTATTCAAATTATGGTTTTGGAATTAGTTTGTCTGCTTCCCAAGAGGCTACCGCATCTTATAACTTAACTGGCGCTGCAGATTCATTTTACACAAAAAGATTTTTTGCCAGAGGGACACAATATTTTTTCAAAAAACCAGTGATTGAGGCACGCTGGGACTCTAGCATCAAAGACGACCGTGCTAATTTTTACTACAGTAGCTCATTAGCTAGTGGTGAGCAAAATATTAACACTTTATATTTCTACAACTATGTCCGCGGCCAGTTACAGAATTTACCAGATGTTGGAACAGGCCTGTTAAGGGTTGCTTTGTACTCTGGTTCTGTTGACAACACAGCACCATCAGGAAGCAAACTTACTCAGGTTGTCGATGATAGGACTGGATTTGGTGATTCGCAGCTTTACGCTACGGCTGGGCATGTCTCAACAGGTATATACAGTTGCAGTCTTGGAATCACCGCCTCTAAAACACCGCTTACAAACTTATTTGATGTTTGGTACAGTGGCAGCACTGAATATTTTACGGGTTCAATAAATCCTAGTTCTTTTGAAGGACAACAGATATCGATTAGACCGAGTTATTACCTAAACATTAGCAACTTAAAGCAGAAGTATCGCTCTAAGGAAAATGCAAGATTTAACCTTTACATTAGAGAAAAATTCTGGTCCCCCACCATTTATACCAAAGCCAACAATGATATTGAAACTACAACTATTGATAGTGCCTCGTTCCGCGTATTCAGGGTAATTGATGACTATGATGCAGTCCCGCATGGCACTGGCAGTGATATGTATACAATTTTATCTCACGATGTGTCTGGCAACTATTTTGATTTAGATATGTCTCTACTTGAACCGGGATATGAGTATGCGTTTAAATTTGCATTTTATGATTCAAGTTTAAGTGACTGGGTAGAGCAAGATGAAACATTTAGGTTTAGAGTAGAGAATTATGAGTATTAAAAAGCTTTTTGGTTCTGTTGAAAATAGTAGAAATTATTTAGCAGAAACAAATCAAAAAAACGTTTTCAAAGACATAGAGTCCACAGATAACTTACAACAATTAGCACTAAAGCAAACTACATTTGTTCCTCAGATAGATTATAGTAAGCCAGAAAATTTTGCTAAGTTTGGTTCAGCTTATTACTATTACAGCGGTGCCATGGGACGTATTGTTGATTATTACCCATACGATGGTTCTGACGCAGAACAAAATGAGTTTTACAATAAATCGCTTGACGTAGAAAAATATATTTTCAATAATCTTTTTCCTAGAACCAACGGATACGCTAATTTTGA